AGAGGGACCCAAATTCAAGAATAAACCAATTATTGAAAGAGAAGAAATGACAGATTATCAAACTTTGGAACTATTGACAGGACTTATGAAATTTGACCCAAATAAGGGTAAACTGTACTCATTTGCATATAGGATTGGATATACCAGTGCATGTCATTATTATACAGATAAGATAGACGATTATAAGAAACGCAAAGCAATAATTGAACATTGTATTAGTGAATTAGATGATTATCTATATGAATCTTGTACACATAAAGTTAATAATAAGGATAAAGAATAATGAATAAAGAATTAAAGATCAATTTCGTTCCAATGGATCCTTTCGCATGTGGAATGTATAGGGTTAAGAATATAGCTGATTTACTATATAAAGATTATAAGATAACAATCTCACCACCAGGTAGTTTCCATAATTACGGTCAAGATATAATCTTTACACAAAGAGTTGCTGGAACAAAGAATATAGAAACTTTGTTAGCCGTTAAGAAAGCTTCTAAAGCTAAATTCATTGCAGATTATGATGATGATGTTTGGAATGAACTTCCCAAATATAATTTGACTGCCGTAAATTGGAGAGATAATAAAGCTTCAATGAAAGATAAATTAAATGAACTATTGGATCTTGCTACAGTTTCTACTGAAACATTGAAAGAAAGTTTATCAGAATTTATTCCAGCTAGTAAGATTATTGTAATACCAAATATGTTACCAAGATTCAAATGGAACTATCCTCGTATAAATCCACCAACAACAAATAGTATATTATATGCTGGTAGTCCAACTCACTTTAGTAATCAGTTGAAGATCTATGGTGACTTTACAGAAGAATGGGATAAGTTCTTACATAATAAAGAAGTCAATATAATGGGAATTTGTCCTTGGTTTATTAAACCTACTAAAGTATATGATTGGGTAGATATGAACTGTTATGCTCATAACTTCTATGGTATTGCATCACAGAACAGATTCATTATTGCCCCATTAGCAGATAATTACTTTAATAAATGTAAGAGTGATTTGAAATACTTAGAAAGTTGTGCAGTTGGTAGAGTAGCATTAGTAACAGACTTTGATAATAGTCCTTATCACTTTGCTCATGAATTACAGAAGATCCCAGTTAGAGCAACTGCTAAACAGATTGAATATGCTATGAATCAATGTAATGAACACTATCAAGAGATAATAGAATACCAATATGAATACTTAAATAAGCGATGGCTTGAGAATAATTTAGAACAATATATTAAACTATTTGAACAACCAATCGTTAAGATATAAAGAAAGAAGGTGGGGAAGTTCCCCACCTTCATTTATATTGTAATGTAAGTTTGAATTACATTACTACTACCTGGTTGGGTAGAGAATCCTTGATGCAGACATAAGCTACACCACGAGGTTCAACTACACCAGCAAGAGCAGCTACAGCCCAACGAGTCTTATTGGTACCGGCTTCAACATTTACTGCACGAGCACAGTGAACAGTGATACCTTCAATACCGCTAGAAGTCAAGTCGGCGTTAGACCAATCCTGTTTCTTAAGGGTATCAAATTCCATAACACCATCAAGACGGACGATACCAGTGTAGTATAGACCTTCTTTAATTGGGTTAGCAAGTTTCTTGTTAGCAAGACCGGATACAGCAATTGTAGAACCGTCCTTCAAGCAAGCTTCTTTGGTTCCCTGACCTTCAAAGTCAACTGGACGAACCTTAACAGAACCAGCAGTAGCATCCTCAATAGCAATGAATGCCTTGAGAGAAGAAGTCTTATTACCAATCAAGTTGGTAGCATAAACATCTTCAATAAAGAGAGGAGTACCCTGTGGGATTGTTTCGGTTACACCATTCAATACGATAGTGTCAGCAGAAACACCAGGTGTATAAGAGGTAACAGTAGCAGAAGCCAATTCACCAGCGAGATCTGCGGAGATTTCGAAGGAAGGCAAGAACTGTTGTTCACGATACTCTGTTCCACCCAATGTCTTCAATTCACCCTTGTTATAGAGAGGATCATTGTTAGCAACTGGAGTGAAAGAAGGACCACCAGCAGGAAGGATAGATTCAATCATAGGATCAAGGAATCCATAACGAGATTCACTAGAAATAGAACGAAGGAATCCATTAGCCTTTGTGAGAGGCATCCAACCAGCACCAACGAAAGCAGTATTGGCACGACCAATGTCAGAATCAATTACATCCTGAGTAAGGCCTTCAATAAGAGCTTTACCATTGGGGATAGCAATTTCCTTATCCCAGTTTACATCAGTAACAGCTTCAACGAAGTCGGTGTCAATCATGACGTTACCAACTTCTACTTTCTTTGTTACTTTGCGTTCAATGAGGTTAGAAGACTGACCAGTAATGTCTTTACCACGAACATACTTACCAGCATCACGGATTACGAAACCATATTCTTCACCGTTACGCTTACCAACTAGCTGATCAGCGAAATAGGGTTTAGAACCAACGGTCAAATAACCAGCAACTTCAGCAGCACGGACGTTCACAAGGTCAGTGAGCTTGTTTGTTTCAAATGCATTATTTGTAGGCATATTAATTTACTCCTTATCATCCTCTTGGATGATCTTTCAAATAGTTGTTCCACCAGTTTCTATCTTTAACTTTAGGTTCAACTGTTGTTGTATTGTTTGTTATTTGCTTTCCAATGACAGGAATAGCAGGTTTAGATTCAGGTTGAACTTGTGTTTGAACTTGTGGACGATAATGACTCTCAAGGATTTCATCTGCTACTGTAGCAATGTTTCTCTTTAAGGAATCTGGATCAGTACTTCTGAATACTCTAGACAATAATCTTGGATTCTTCTCCAAATCCATAAGCTCTTTAATGACTATTGGATAATCATTTAGAGATTCAAGGTATTTGAATACTACACCATTTGGATCTTTCTCACGTACTGCTTCCGCAAATGCTTTACCTTTACTTGCTATCATTTGATTGTAATCTTGCAAATCTTGTGGATTTGGGAAACAGCGTTCTGTGATGATCTTATCTCTTTCCAATTCATAATTGTACTGTTCTTGGTCATTCATTTGTCGGATTCTTTGGATTTCATCCTGCATATCCCTTTCTTTGAATTTCCAATTTACATATGCTCTTGGGTCGGGTGTACCATCTTGATTAGTAAAGTGTTCATAGTCTAATCCTTTCTTTCGTTCAAGTTCTTCTTCAAGTTCTTTAATACGAGCTTCATATTTCTGTTTCTGTTCTTTGCGTTTCTGTTTCTCACGAATGAAAGCATAATCACGCTTAGAAAGTTCAGGAAATTTAGAAGGAGGTTCACTAGGTTTAGGTTCTTCCTTCTTTGGCTCTTCTTTATTCTCAACTTCTACATTACTAGATTTGGACTCATCACTTTCCTTATCGTTCTTTGTATCAGTTGGCTCCGCTTTGTCATTGGCAGCTTTATCTTCAGATGAATCGGCGGTTGGTTCAGGTGATTTAGAAACTTCTGTTGATGAGACTTCTGTTTCGTTAGCTGGTTGTTTGCTCTTATTGATAATTTCTAGAGCTTGTTCTGTTGTCATACTCATACAGGGTGACTTCCTATCTTTCCGGTGTTGGTTTAGTTATATCTGGCCACCGTTACCAAGATATAATGAATAATTAGAGAAGATTATCTAGGATAGTCCAATAAATCTTCAAGGAAAGGACCATTTATAGCATCTCTATAAGCTTGAGAAGCCATATCTAAATCATTTAAGTATTTCTGCCTAGCCAAATAATATGAAGGTTCTTCTTTGAAGTATTTAGGGTCAACTGGTACTACATAATCATCAAACATAGATTGTATATTTCTAACCTTTATATCATTCTGTAATCGTTTCATATCAGCTTCAAATAAATTTCTATCTATTTGTGGATTAAATGTATAATCAGATCTAGAATACATTGGGTATTTATTAGATGAACCAGGTCTTCTTAATGTATTACTTCTACTAGAATATAAACGAACCCTTGGTTCATCTTTCTTATAACCCATGGATCTGCGTATATTATTATCATTTCTAGCCGCAGATTGTGTATTCTCTATTACTATATCTTCACTAGGTTTCTTATGTGCTTTAGCATTATCAATAGAATTTAATAAAGTTTCAATTCTATCCATTTCTTCTAATTTATATGCTAAAGGTCCATCAACTGATCTTTCTAAACCACCAGTCATGTCTTTATTTGCTTCTATATAAGGGTCCCTTGAAAGTAATGATGGAACAGTTTCATGTACTTTATTAGATTCATCTATGAGCTTAAGTAATTCATTTCCACTTATATCTTTATAGGGTTTAATTGGGTCCCTATACCAAGCATAATAACCTCTTTCCTCAGGTTTACCTTTATTAACATCATTATAGTTTAAACCTTCTTGTTTATATTTGGAAACATCTCTAGGTCTTAATACCATAGATTTACTTATTCTACCATTCTTATCTGGCTTATAAGCATATATTTCACCATCATCCATTGTATATCTGTTACCAGGTGTTCGTGATGTAGGTTCCGATACTCTAAATCTATAACCTTTATTTGCTAGTGATTGTATATCACTTATATATTTAGGTCCAACAGGAAATCCAAATAATATAGCTTCTTTAGCTGCATCAGTTGGTTCACCTGCTAATATGCTTCCTAATACAGGTGTTTCATGAGCTGCCATTGACAATGTTTCAGATATGGGAGCATTTGGATTATTATGAAAGTATTCTAATGTATTCCTATATGGAATTAAAGATAATAGTTTCTCTTTAATTTCTTCAGGATCCAGTTTCCACTCTATCCAAGATTTATTTGGGTCATATGGTTTAAGACTTTCTGGCATTTATATATCCTCCTAAACTTGGACTAATGTCTTCTCCCATGTAACAAATCTTCAATGAAAGGACCATTTACACTATTAGTAAATTCACGTTTACGATTTCCTATTTCTCCAAACCAATTCATAGCTGGTTTATTTGGGTCAATTGGTACATGAGTATCATAGAAATCTGCTTTAGCGTTATATACCTTTATTTCATTATTTAATAGTTTCTTTGCTTTCTCATATTTCATTGGATTATATGGGGTGAACTCAGTTGCTATTTCTTGTGGAGTTAAATT